TCGGTAAGTCTCTGTTCATGTGCCACTGCGCAAGCTCCAACTTGCTCAGCGGGCTCAACGTCCTCTACATCACTCTCGAGATGTCAGAGGAGAAGATCGCAGAGCGCATCGACTCCAACCTGCTCGACATTCCAATCGCCGAGCTCGGTACTATCCCGCAGGACATGTACGAGCGCAAGGTAGCGCGTCTCAAGGATAAGGCCAAGGGTAAGCTGATCATCAAGGAGTACCCAACGGCATGTGCGGGTTCTGCAAACTTCAGACATCTGCTCAACGAGCTTAAGCTCAAGAAGAACTTCATTCCCGACGTTATCTATATCGACTACCTCAACATCTGTATGTCGAGTCGTCTCAAGGCCGGCAACAACATCAACTCATACACCTACGTGAAGGCTATCGCAGAGGAGCTTCGCGGTCTGGCAGTTGAGTTCAACGTGCCGGTCATCTCGGCTACTCAGACTACTCGCTCGGGCTACTCCTCAAGCGACGTCGGACTCGAGGATACGTCAGAGTCGTTCGGCCTGCCGGCTACAGCCGACTTGATGTTCGCACTCATAGCTACTGAAGAGCTTACTGACTTGAACCAGATCATGGTCAAGCAGCTTAAGAATCGCTACAGCGATCCAGGAACTGCTCGTCGGTTCGTGATCGGTATCGATAAGACTAAGATGAGACTATTCGACGTTGAGCAGAAGGAGCAGGAAGGACTAGTCGATGGACCGGTGATGGACAACACTAAGTTCGGCACTGAGGACAGAGAGCGTGGAAAGAAGGGTAAGTTTGATCGTACAAAACTTGAGGGGTTTAGCTGATGAAGTATAAGATGATTGACGTCAATGGTGTCTGGAAGATCATTGAGACTCCAACTGAGCACACTATAGCTGAGTTTAAGAGCAAAGACGAGGCGAAGAAGTACATGAGAAATCTAAACTTTGGAGCCGTGTTCGATGGATGGACACCAGCTTTTTTCTTAAAAAATCTAAATAATTTTCACGAAAAACTAACAGCTTGATATAAATAGATCTAGAAATGGTATGTATTGCTACTGCAGAGCAAGAGGCAAGATGTAAAGTATCTAGGAATAGTCGAGAGTCATGGTGGGGTTCCACTCGACCATACCAATCTAGTAATAGGGGGACGAGTCGTTGGGCTCGTCCCTTTTTTTATTTTATAAATATAAAAAACTCAATCTAACAGAGGTGTAAATGTTTAGTTTCAGTCAATACTTAATTGAAAGAGGTCCTATAGCATCTCGTGGTACGCTAGCTTCAAAAGTAAACAGCAAGGCCGGTACGTATCATCACAGAGTTTATTATGGTCCAGAAGCTATGGAAAAGCACGGACATGACTGGACTCTCTCAGCTGATCATAAGCCGTCTGGCCTGCAAGCCGGTGACGTAGTAAGACTCAGTGGAGTTAAGAACATCAATGGTGACTGGCATGGTATTCATCGCGATGACGCTGGAAACGAACATCACATACCGATGAGTAAATTCTATAAGCCAACCGGTGGTAGAGTTGGTAAAGACCAAGAAGCGGCTGAGGCCGACCAGATTAAAAATATTCAAGATGCGATTGATAGAGCAAAGGGCGATGCACCTTACATGAGACTCCACGTCGGAGGCGGTAAGTTTGTCAATGTCGCTGGTGCTCAGCGAGTAACTAAAGAAATTGCAAATCAGTTCGGTCACCGCGGCGCGAAGCCAAAAGCAGATATGTTCTTGCATGATGAACACGGTAGTCCCGTATCATGGCATTCTCTAAAAGCTGCAGGTGGATTCCAGCAATTAGGTGGTCTCCAAGATCACGAAGTCAATGGCAAGGATCATCCCGTACTAGATAGAATCTCTGGGATGTTTAGAAAGCATAAGACAAATCAGGGCTATGATACAGTCCCAGAGGGATTGATATACCATCACGACCTAGATGACAATGATCCAGTACATAGAAAGATCGTTCACAGAGCTATGTACGGTAAAGATCACGGGCGTGATTACGGAGTCAATAACGTGAATTCCGTTGTTCAGGGATCAATGCATTTTATGCCGGCTGCGATCTCAGATCCCGAGGGTAGGAAACACGAAGGCATTCCTACCATGGATCTTCACCCTCTCACTCACCAGCATGTAAATACAAATGACAATAACTCTGAGATAATTCCATCTAAAGTAGTAGTCAGAAGAGACAGAGACCTCGATCAAAAGGGATCCGGTGGTCGTATCATGATTATCGCAAAAGGTAATCACCAGTATAGAAATAGTATTCCGATCACTTCTTCAAAGGGCGTTAAAAAAGACTTAATCAATCACGCTAAGAAATTGGAAGCTGATGCTATTGCAAGAAAGCAGCAGAGAGAACTTCAAAAGCAGCAAAAGTTAGCTGCGAAAAAAGCTGCTCCTCCACCGGCGCTAAATATGCCAGGACCACCGCGAATGGGAAGAGGAAGACCTAAGAAAGTAAGTCAACCCATAACTAGCGAGGGACACGGCGAGCACGGTGGTTCCATGTTCAACAGTCCAAGCGAGCAACCAGAATGAAGAAATTCTCAGTTTACCTAGTCGAAGCTGTCAATGAAGATAAGTTGACTCATCTTCAGCACGTCAACAGACTACACATTACCGGCGGTCACGGAGGCGTTGAGAGAGCTGTCAACTCACTTGAGAATACCGCGGGCATGCTTCTCGGTAATCAAGTTCCGGGTCATACACTTAAGACTAAAGTCGATGGAGCTCCATCTGTCGTTATGGGTTATCACCCAAAGACCGGTCAAGTTATGGTTGGCACGAAGTCTGTATTTAACAAAGAGCCTAAGCTTAACTTCACTCATGAAGACATCGAGGCTAATCACGGTCACTCTCGCGGACTGGCAGACAAGCTTCATGACTTGCTCGACAACGCCCATAAAGTTCTACCGGATCGCAAGAGTTTAGGTGGCAGGTTCCCAGATCAAGTCTGGCAGGGTGACTTTGTCCACTCGGGTAAGAAAGACTTAGACACCAGCGGCGATCAAGTCAAGGCTCAGCCAAACACCGTAGAGTACGCTTGGGATAAGAATTCGGGTGAGGGCAAGAAAGCGGTGGCATCTAAGGTCGGTCTAGCGATGCACACTCACTACAAGGGCAGCGACCTTTCTAACATGGTAGCCACACCTGACGTTAGGGATAGCGACTTTAAGCAACATCCCGACGTTCACCTCATGCCGACTGACTTTAAGGCAAATCCGGATCACTTCACGCCGGAAGATCAGAGAGAATTTCACGCCCATAAAGATCTAGCCAGAAAGACCTATGCTTCAATGAAGCCCGAGGCTCTTGACATCGTCGGCCAGCACGCAGTTCCTATCGAGACCTACCTCAACAGCATCATTAGAAATAATGCTAAGAGAGATCCTAAGTCGAAGCCAGAAGAGGCGTCGGTCGAGGGTTACCTCAAGCATCTCACCGGTGCTGCTCAGAGGGATATGGATAAAGTTAAGACTCAAGCTGCCAAGGACAAGAAAGCAGCCGCTCTCAACGACACTCTGCAGTACGTGCACCAGAATAGAGAGCACTTCCAGAAAGCAATGGACCTTGACAAGCACCTAGCAAACGCAAAGAACGTTCTAGTTCGCGTGATGGATAAGAGTAAGGGTGTTGGAACGAGCATCGGTGGAATTCCAACCGGTCACGAGGGATACGTCCACACAGATGATCAAGGTAACATGCAGAAGCTCGTTGACCAGAGTCCACCAACAGAGAATAAACCGGGTGGTTTTGCTGGTTATAACTTAGCCGGCTACGGCTTTATGTCAAAGGCAAAGAAATGAAAAGATTCCGTCACTTCATAGCAGAAGATAAAGAACAGAGTGAGTACGGCTCTAATCCAGCCGTCATGTCTTTCGGAAGAATGCAACCCCCTACTGTAGCCGGACACGGCAAACTTATCGCCACCGGTAAGAACCTAGCTAACCAGATGGGTGCCAAGCACGAGGTGATACTGAGCCACACTCAAGATCCAGAGAAGAATCCCCTGACTCCACAGCAGAAGCTCAAGCACGCACAGAGACTATTTCCCAACACCAACATCTCACTAGCAAATGCCGAGCTTCCGACTCTCATCCACCACGCGGCTCGCCTGAATCACGAGGGTCACGATCACCTCACGCTCGTGGCTGGCGAAGATCGAGTGAACGAGTTCCAGAATCTTCTAGACAGGTACAACGGCAAGCCGGACAAGAGCGGAAAGATTCCGTTTAACTTTAAGCATGGCGTTCGCGTAGTGTCTGCTGGTGAGAGAGACGGAGACGCCGAGTCAGCCACGAAGATCAGAAAGCTAGTCAGCGACGGCAACAAAGATGAGTTCATAAAGAGATACCCAACTCTCCACCCAAGCCAAGCTGAAGAGCTATACAACGATCTAGCCAACGGAATGCAGAAGAAGAAAAAGTAATGGATGAAGATCAACTCTTAAGAAACTTTGCTAAGCTATTAGGTAATGAAAACTTAATAGAAGAGATGGAACAGCAGAAAGCTAAAGAAGCTGCTATACTTGAGAACATGAATAACGCTCTCACTAAACTTACTATGGGTGAAAAGATACAGGTCGAGA